CCTATGCAGACCTTACTGAAGAAGTTGTAATAGGTTGGGTGAAAGAAGACGTAGATGCTGACGCTATTGAGGCCAGTATTGCTAGTCAGATTGCAGAGTCTAAAGCTCCAACACTAATAGTGGGAGTGCCTTGGTAATGATTACTATACAAGAACTTGAGGCTCGAATTGCTTCGCTTGAGGCATAACCATTAGGGATGTAATTATGAAACGACCAGACACAAAAAAGAGTAACGTGCGGCAGATGCTTAAAATGATGATTATTCGTGTACCGTTGACGGCTGATTTTGATGCTCTGCCGGACGATACTCAAAAAAGCCTCATGAGCGCAGATATTAAACTTATTGGTTTGCTAGGTGGCACTACTGTATATTCAGGCAAAGTGCTTGTTCTCATTTTAACAAAACTATCAAAAAAAGAGATCACAGCGCTGTTCTCTGAGCATGGTTTAAAATGGACTGTTCTAGCGACAGAGGGCAAAAAAGTTAGTCAGACTCAGATTTTGAAATTTATGGCTGCTGATGTTGTTCAGAAGATTTCAACTGATAAAAACGGCAGTGAGTTGATCACCGATACATCAACACCTGTTTCTGATGTGACTGGCAGATTGCAGGTCGTCAGCGGTCATTCGTGGATTTATTGAGGATAAGCAATGTCGATTACAGAGCAACCGATTGGAGAGGTATCAGCACCGACAGATTTAACTGAGGCAACTGAGGTCGCGACATCGACACCCGTCAATCTAACGGAACAGGCCACTGGTAGTGTTGCGATACCAAGCACGATTACGCCTGAATCTATACCAACGACAAATCCGAGTGGCGCAATTATTGGCTACAACAACGTGTTGCTCTCAGCGACAATTACAGGAGATACAACAACGCCTGAGAGCGCTTTAACAAAAAACACTTGGGAAAGGTGGCGACCCACAGCAACGACTGTTACAGCGCGTTTCAGGGTGGGTAACGTTGATACAGGCATCAATTATATAGCTATTGCTGCACACAACCTTATTGGCGAAACAATCACCGTTAAAACGGACACTGTTGAGGGTACTGCTATCGGCTCAATGGATTTGGTTGAAACTATTACGCCAACGAGCAATCAGCCTATTTTTCTAACATTTAGTACAAGAGCAATACGAGAGGTTGCTATAACGGCAACCTTTTCCTCGCAAACGGAAATAGGGGTCATTTACGCAGGGATCTATATGCAAATGCCTGTAGCCGTTTACGGTGGCCATACACCAATGACATTAAATCAGGATACTGACTACAGGGATATTCAAAGCGACACTGGGCAATTTTTAGGTAGGTCGATTGTAAGGCAGGGGTTGAATGGTAATTTTTCATGGCAATACATTGAGCCAGATTGGTACAGAGATACTTTTCAGCCTTTTGTTATTGCAGCGAGGACATCACCTTTTTTCATTAAATGGCGACCAGATTATTACGAAGATGAAATTGCTTTTGGTTATTCAACAAAGGATTTTAAACCTACAAATATGGGTGGCGGTCACAGGCTTATGTCTGTGTCAATGTCGATGCGAGGTCACTCTGACGCATGAGCTTTAATACTAAAAAAAACCAGTACGGCAGGGAGCATATTTACATTGTTGAAATGGATATGGATCACTGTGCCAACACTCACGCGGCTTCGCCATGTATGGCAGGCAGGCGGTCACTGGTAACGACAATTGTTGCCGTTGATGATTTTACTGAGGGCGATAAAATACGGGGTGATGACACTGAGGCTGAGGCTATAATAACATTGATAGAGGGGACGAGTCCCGTATATACATTTACCTACACCATTACAAATGGAATTGATTTTAAAAGTGGCGGCTATGAGACTATCAGAAATATATCAACCGATAAAACAGGCGTATGTTCTAAAAACACGAGTTCACCTGTTATAGACGTTGTTGTTGGGTCGCAATGCTATAATACGTTGACATCATGCCAGTCAGCGGCAAATTACAACAACACTACTGAATCATCAGCGGCAACAATAAACGCATCAGCAACAGGCACTCCCGTTGTAGGAACTTTTACACGAACGTCTGGCTCTTTTTTGAGTGATGGCTTTGTTGTAGGCGATAAAATCACAACGTCTGGCTTTGGCACAAATGATGAAAACAACTCAACATTTATTATAGATGCGCTGACAGCGACAGTTATCACTGTAGTTGATCCTCAGAACATGGTCACTGAGTCTGGGATAGGCTATGAGGTTGTGTCAAAAAAGGTTATTAAAACATTCTCATTTTGCGAATCCCGTTCACCCTATCCAACTGGAATGACGGTTGCAGCAGGTGATCCAGATGTGATCCCTTCACTCAAATCCGTCAACATTTCTGCCGCAAAAATAGATATTAAGGGCGGTCTTGGTGTTCGTTCAAATGTAGGTCTGACATTTAAAGATCATCCGTCATCAGACATTAATATGGACGATCACCTGTCGACTAGGTTGCAGGACGCATATTCCACAGGGACTTTTTGGACTAAATTTAAAGCGCGTTACGCGAATTATGAACACAGGGCGTTGCGTGTAAAATCCGGTTACATTGACAATGGTGGTGAATATAATGATCTCAATTTTGAAACGCGCCATTATGTAATTGATAGAATAGATGTGTCAAAAGGCAGCGCGTCTGTTGTCGGTAAAGATCCGTTGAAATTGGTGGGTAGCAAAAAAGCGCAAGCGCCATCTGTTCGCAAGGGATTGACCGACGGCTCAATCACATCAGGCGCTAACAGCAGCTTTGATGTTGGTAGCGGTGAGGGCTCAGAATACGGAGCAGATGGATGGGTTTTGCTTGATTCTGAGGTCATAAAATATGAGAGAACCAATGATACATTCGACATAATAGAACGAGGAGCATACAACACTACGCAGGCGGCTCATTCATCAGGTGTGACGGTACACGAGTGTCTTGTTTATGAGCAGGAAACAGTTGATAAGATCGTTTATGATTTATTAGTAAATTATGCAAATATAGATCCAACATTTATTTCTGTTGCTTCGTGGGCATCTGAGATCGAAAATTTCTTAACAGGAAATTTATCTGGGATAATCGTAAAGCCTTACGATGTAAAAAAACTGCTAATTGAATTATCCGAAAATAAGGCGCATTACCTTTGGTGGGACGAGGTAACTGCAAAAATACAATTGACAGCATTACGACCACCGCCTGACTCGGCAAATACGCTAAACATGGACGAGCATTTAATCAAAAATTCAGTTTCAATTAAAGACAATCCGCAAATGAGAGCGTCTACAATTTTTGTTAATTTTGGGCAGTATAATCCCACGTTAAAATTGGACGATGTGGGCAACTACCGTCAGTCAGTTGCGCGTGTTGATGCGGATTCAATTGCCAAATATGGATCAAATCAAATTAGAGTCATTAATTCTCGTTGGTTGTCTAATACGTCAAAAGTTGGCGCTCTCCAGATCGCCACAACATTGGGAAGACGGTTCTCTAACCAACCTCGTGTCATTGACTTTTCGCTTGACGCAAAAGACGGGGGCAGCGAGGGCGTATGGGTTGGTCAAAGCAAATCCATAAACCATCGCGATGTAGTTGATTTCTCCGGTACGCCATTGGATGTAGTGTATCAAATCATCAGCGCCAAGGAACATAGAGATACCTATAAATATGCTGCGTTGGAGTACACCTACGGAGGAGAATTAACAGATGACGAGGCGAGTGAGGCAGAGGGATACAAAACCAAACGCATATCCATTGATTGCCAAAATTTAAACCTACGGACAATTTGGGATGAAACATATACATTAGCTGATAATGATAAGGCAAAATTTATTGTCGAATCAGATGTTGTAATAGGCTCAACCTCATTATCAGCGGCTTGTGATACAGGCACATGGACAGATAAAACGGGCGTAACAGTGACTATCATCATTCAATCGGGCGCTTACATTGTCGGCAAGGGTGGTGATGGTGGATCTAGCGCTGTGGCAGGTGGTGATGGCGGTCTTGCGTTAAAATTGGCGCATGACGTTTTATTAACCAATAGCGGTGTTATCGGTGGCGGTGGCGGTGGCGGTGGTGGTGGCATAACTACGTCATTGAGTGGATGGGCAGGCGGTGGCGGTGGAGCAGGAAATTCAGCAGGATTAAAAAACATCACTTGGGCGGCTATAAGCGGAACATTGCTTTCAGATTCTGAGGACGGCACAAAAACATCGGGCGGTGGTGGCGGTGGAGTGCGAACAACATCTTGGTGGGATGATATTGCAAGAGGCGGAGCAGGCGGTGGATTGGGTAATGATGGAAACGATGGTTTTTCTGAATTTAGTTTATCAACATCAGGCGGTAATGGTGGTGACGCAATTGACAGGGACGGGCATAGTTGGGTAGCAACAACATCATTGGGCGATGTTCGTGGGGACGAGATTGCATGATAGATAATTATATAATGCTATACATAACATCGGGTGTGTGTATATTTTTGCTAACGTGGGTACTATTTATTATAATTATGAGAGTAAAAGGTTATCCCAAACCTTTTGTTTATTTATTTTTACCCATCGGCATAATTGGTTGGCTGCTCGATGTGATATGGAATGTTTTTTGGGCAACGCTAATTTTTTGGCAGTTGCCTGACATAAAACGGGGTATGAGGCTGCACGATGTGACGCTTTCTCACAGGTTGAGACAGATAATCAGGTGCGATACAAAAATAACACCAGACATGTTGCGCTATAAGATAGCGGATAAAATTTGTGAAATCTTTATAGAGCCTCATGATTGCAGCCATTGCGGCAGAAATAAGGATAAAAAATAATGACTAATTACAGTGGAAGCGATCGAAGGGAGCGACATTGGCATTTGTCAAAGGAGGTTACGGTCAGCACTCTCATTGCATTAACATTGGCGTTCATATCAGGCGTTACTGGTTACACAAATCTTCGAGCAGATGTTGAGAAATTGCAGGGGGAGGTAGCCGATTCAACGCGAGACAGAATCCACAAAACAACTGTAGAGCAAATGTTTGAAAATAAAGACATTCAGATACAGGCGGTTAAAGCTGACGTTGAGCAACTTCAGGAACAGACTAATAAAATAGACGAGAAAATTGATAAAAACGCGGAGTTGCTTTTGGAAATAATCCGAAATATGCCGAGAAAGGACAGCTAATGGAAAGAATACAGCACTTTGCAAATTACTCATCATGGAATAATTACATTGCTCGATTTATGGGTGAGGCTAGTCGAACCACGATAAATGGATCAATTTCAATTCAATCCAGTGATAGGGTGTTAGCGGAATGGGTAGATAAAGGAGGTTATGTATCAGAGGCTCGCAGTAGAAAAAGGCTCTGGGATAAATTAATTCAACGAGGTAACTGGTGATGATGATAAAAGATGCTGACGGAAAGGTTTGTGGCGCAAAAACAGCGTACATGGCAACGCTTGCGGTGGTTCTTTTTAAGATGGCAACAAGTGGAATTATTTACGGTGGGATTGTTTTTGGTGTTGCTGACTTTTCTGGTATGTCGTTAATATTGGGCGCAACCGCTGCCACATATTATGGCAGGTCACATACAAAAGCCAATGTTTAATACTATTAAAATGTATATATACGCTGCTATTGGCGTGTTAATTTCTGGCGCATTAATAATGCTGAAAATTCTGACTTTTCAAAACAAGAAGTTAAGGGAGGAAAACAAGGGACATGAAAAGCGCGAGGAAATAAGGGAAGACATTTCTGCTGATAAAAAAAAGATAGAGGAGGCGCGAGATGAGGGTATTAGCGATAATGACGGCTCTGATTACGACAATTACATCTAACGGGTGCGTTGACAGGTATCGCGTTATACACGAGCCTCTAGAATTAGGTGACCAGTGCATATTCGAGAAATTGACTGAAGATGAAAAAAGTTTGATGTCGGAAAGCACTAAACGCAAACTGGGGAGAAATTATAAAGGCTGCTTTATCAGGCACAAATCAAATCGCGATCTTGTCGAATCACACAACGAACTGCACAAATGATGTTTAAGCATTACAGTGATTATAAAAGCGAATGGCATTGGGAGAATTTTACTCCAAAGGAATTATCCTGTAAATGCTGCGGTGAATATTGGCACGACCCTTACTCATTAGATCTGTTACAGAAAACCAGAAACTTATTGGGCAGACCGCTGTCACCGACATCAGCGCACAGATGTAGATCTCACAATTCGTCAGTAGGTGGCAAATTAAAAAGTCAGCATTTAAAAATAGCATTTGATCTGCCGATACCAAGCGGCATGGATAGAGCAGATTTCCTAATCATCCTCGCTAGTTCTGGGTGGACAACCTATGGAATGTATGCGTCATTCGTTCATGTTGACAGGCGGAGTTATAAAAAATGGTATGGTTGCAAAAAAGAAATATGGGGTAACGCCTACAATAAAGCAATGGCTGAACTGCATGACAACTCACTTGAGTGACCATAAAAATAACGCTTTACATTTATATTATAATATAGTAAGATACTCATACTGAATAAATAAACTAATATCAAAAAAGGAAAACTAAAATGATTACTGAATTTATATTGACTTACAGATGCACACCACGAGGCGGTATAGGCGCATATTCAAGCGAGAAAAGATTCCCGTCACATAAAGAGTGCGTTGATTATATCGCCAACGAAAATGCTAAAATTGACGCTTATGCGGCAAAGCATGGTATTAACATTGATGAGCCAGTCTATACAACTGAATCAATCGAAGAAGTTGAATTGCGCTTTGCCAATATGCTCGGTTATACAGATGTTCACCCAAATGAGATTGTCCGTTACGTTAGCGATAAAACTCTTGAGATTCGTGAAATGAATACTGAGTTACTCAACCCTGAAGATTTAGAATTTCATCTTGGCGGCTTCTCTGCACATTGCTCAAATCAACGTTGTCAAGAATATAAATACACTTCAAACGAAGACGCTCCAATTAGACGCATCAGAAAAAACAACAAAGGTCAGTGGGTATACAAGGGGACTCGCTACAGCGTTTCTGATACCCCCCACAAGTTCTACGATTATAATTTTTAATTAACAAGACGGGGCTGAAATGCCCCTTTACCTCCTGAATAAATAAACTAATATCAAAAAAGGAAAACTAAATGAAAACAGATAAAGAATTAACACAGCAACAAGAGGAGCAGTTAATTGCTGCTCACATCCCACAGTTAGCTGACAATCCTCAAGGTTGCTACATTAGCAGCACAGAAACCTACGAAGACTGGGATTATATCCAGTACTTCGTTCACCGAGAAGGTGAGTTTGTCGGTAAATTCGAACTAACAAAAGGGAAGGTTTTCGAGAGGGACATGGAAGGTTATAAAAACATCTGGGGAGGTATAAAATGAAAACAGACAAAGAGTTACTGAACATGTGGCTAGAGGGTAATCCGGAGGTAGGTGTTTTGAATGGCGGTAAGTACTACGTCATTAACCGCAAAACCAGACGAGCTATCAGGGTTAAGAAATATGCCACAAGATTCGATTTAGAATGGTGGTTATATGCTACAAGATTCGATACTACTACAGAAGGAGTATAAGACAATGAACATTTTATTAAACGTCAACATAGACAATGAAATCCATCTCAAAATGATACTGGAAGATTATGGTTTAATTGGTTGTGGGAATTGGTGGAATGATTGCACATTCTGTATCAGTTCGGACTGGCTTGACGGTGACATAGATAGTTTTGTGACAGAGTTAAATCAAGCTGGCATTAACACTACGTTAATAATAGATTTACCAGACTGAAATACCCTTTACACTAAGGGTATTTTATTATATTGTAATACCTGATTAAAACTAAGATAAGGAAACTAAAATGATAGATACACAATTCCTGCTCACTATTTCACGTGAGAACCTCAAGCGATTTGATTTATGCCGAATTTCAGAATCAGTTATTGCTGATACTGATCAAGGTAAAATTGAGTTTTGCCTAACCAAATTCGATCAAGACTTGTGGGACGACTTCCTAACAGGAAAGGGGCGCTCAATAATTTTTTACGGCAAAGTATTGGTAGCACCTTCATATTTCAACGTAGAGTTTAAGGGTGAGGCGTATTTCCTTGACTACGAGGAAGTTGAAACCAGAGCGCATTCCTGTCAGATAGAAGTGATTCACTGTGGATATTACGCCACCATTCAAGGCAAAAGCATTATTGATTTCGATAATTGCAATAACGATGATGTTTACGCCTATTTAAACAACTGTATGAAAAATGGGAGAATAAGATAATGGACTTAAAAGCATTATCAAAACCTCTTGGAGTCGACCAAATCGACTTCAGGGTGCAATCTATAAACAGGGGTGGTTACGCCACAATCTTAGCCTATAAGGACGCCCGAGTTGATATAAACCGACTTAATGAAACAGTCGGGCATCTGGGTTGGAAACGTGAACATTGCCGAGACAATGCAAATTGTACGGTTTCTATTTATGATCCAGAACATCAGCAGTGGGTCAGTAAAGAGGACACGGGCACGGAGTCAATGGCAGAAGCCGCTAAAGGATTGGCAAGCGATTCATTCAAAAGGGCGTGTTTTAATTGGGGAATTGGGATAGAACTATACGACTACCCTGCTATTAAAGTTAAGCTCAATGAGGGTGAGTTTACAGTTGACGGCAATCGAGCCAAAGCAACTTGGAAGTTAAATTTAAGAGATTGGTTATGGTATGTAGAGCATGACGAAAATGGCAAAGTTACATTCTTAGCTGCGAAAGACTCAAGCTCAGTTAGATTTCAATGGGGGATACGACATGATAGTAAGTGAGGGAGGGCACTGGTATCAGGCAGACGGTACGCCTGAATATCATCAAGAAATTAAAAGCGGTAAAAATAAAGGTAATTTAAGAGCAACCACATTACGGGATGCTCGGACTAAAAACCTTTACCCTTCTGTAACAACTATTCTTAATATTATGGACAAGCCTGCGTTAACCAACTGGAAGGTTGAGAAGTCACTTGAGGCGGCATACGAGGTTGATTGTGGTGGTTTAACTTACCCCGAATGGCGTAACGCACTTCGTGAGTTTGACGCGCAGAGACAGGCACAGGATGCTGCGGATAAAGGAACAGAGATTCATTGCATTTTAGAGCAATACTTTGAAACAGGCGAAGTATCTAAAGAAGATTACATGCTCACCGAGGCTGTTGAGGATGAACTTATTGTATTAGGTAAGAATGATTGGTTGGCTGAAAAGTCATGCGCATCTGAGGCAGGGTTTGCCGGGAAGGTGGATTTGCATTCAGATAGATGGGTGATTGATTTCAAAACTAAAGATGGTGATTTATCTAACGTTAAATGTTATGACGATCACTTCAGGCAACTTGCAGCATACTCATACGCATTACCTATCCACAAAGATGCTCAGTGCGCCAACCTATTTATAAGCCGGGATACTGTAGATGATGATGGCGTTCCTATTGTTAAACTAATAAAACACACTCACGAACAAACACAGAGGGGACTTAATGAGTTTCTTTCTATCCTTCAAACATGGCAGCAAATCAAGGAGTATAAACCAGATGAAAGCTAAGCGACCAGAGGCAATTATTATCACTGTCGACCAGTTCTGTGATGACCACGACGTAAGCGCCTTAATTAAAAACCTAGAAGCATCACCAACTGTATTTCAATATCAATGCGCCTATAAAGGGTTAGTTGTTGATATGCGTGATGCCATTAATAACCGCAACAAAGATACTAACTGGAGTGAATAAAATGAGCAAATACCCAGATTGGTTACTACAACAGATGCAAGCCGATGATAACTATCCTTTAGTAAAAAAGGGAGGGGCTAACGAAAGCGAATTAAATATATTCTGGAAAACGAAATGGACTGAAGGCTCTATTGTTAATATAAATGTAAATGAAGATCATTTTCAACAAGCAAGAGATAGGTCAGTTAAAAAAATCATTAAGCATTCAGTTAAAGGTACACATGCCAACATGATTGGTGCGCTAGGTGAAGTTATGTTTGAACAGTGGCTCACCAACAACAATATTCAGTTTGAAGATTTGGCTCATAAAATGTCAGATGATTATAAAGTGAGTAATACGACTGTAGAAGTTAAAACAAAACTAAGAACAGTCAAACCTAAAAGAGACTACAGTGTGTCGGTCACAAAGTATAATCATCATAGGCAATCGTCAGACTATTTTATTTTTATAAACATTCAAAAAAACAGGGATACAAATAAAATACACTCTGCTCAAGTTGTAGGAGGTTGCCAGTATGGTAAGTTTTCTGAAGTAGGCAGACATTTAAACAAGGGAGATGTTAGAAGCAACGGAACAGTAATACCTATTGATGCAATTAATGTATATATGGGTCAACTTGAGCCGCCTTCAGTATTTGTAAATAACTATATAAATAATGGCTGATTTAGTATACTATGCAAGTGCGGATAGGCTCATTACCGAATCCCAGACCCTTTCAACTGGTTTCCGCACTCTTTTTTGAAAGACAATACTTGGAAAGGAGTATTTATGCACTACTACCAATTTAACATCGGTGATTATTTATCACATACCGCACACCTTGATCCACTTGAAGATATTGCTTATCGCAGAATGCTTGACTGGGTTTATCTACATGAATCACCGCTACCATTAAGCGTTAAACAAATATCCAAATACATTAGGATGACTGACGAATGCGAACGTATTACAGGCGTATTACAGGCGTTCTTCATAGAAACAGAATACGGATATACACAACGAAAAGCCGAAGCTGAAATAGAAAAGTACAAAGACAAGTCAGCAAAGGCAAAAGCAGCAGTTGAGGCGAGATGGGCTAAGAGCGCTAATAAACCGCATACGAACGTATTACAAACGCAATGCGAACGCAATACTAACCATAAACCAATAACCAATAACCATAAACCAATTAAAAGAATGGCGTTGCCGACTCTCGATGATGTCAATGAGTATGCCTCTGTTAATAACTTAAACTGCACAGGATTTCATGACTACTACTCATCTAATGGTTGGAAAGTAGGTAAGAACCCAATGAAAGACTGGAAGGCAGCAGCAAGAGGTTGGAGTAAAAGGCAAACTTCTTATCAACCTAAAGAAGATATAGATTGGGACTCAACGGGATGGAGTAAGCAGGCATGAATGAAGAAACCGTTTTAAATATTACTTTAAACGCACTTCGTTCTATATATCCTGCATGGAGAACAAGTGTTAAGTCACAACAAGAATTAAACGCACTCAAAGAGCAATGGCTGATTGCATTTAAGGAGAACAATATTCGTACAGACATTCAAATAAATAGAGCATTAAAAAAATGCCGTCAGGATACCAACCCATTTATGCCTTCTGTTGGGCAGTTTATCAAATGGTGTAAAGCACCACACGCAAGTCACCAGTTATTTGATAACACTAAGTTGCTTGAGAATAATAACAAGCTCTCGCCACAAGAAGTAAAGGCGTTAATTAAAGAAAAGATA